CTGCTCCCTCTCCAAATGTCTCGCTCTTCAGTTCCTCATCCCCCGCCCGCTTCGACTTGCCATAAACATAGCAGACCAGATATATACAAAATTGTTCCAAGACATAAGGGATTGTTGTATAGCCAGCTTGATAGTTAATAAAATATTCATATCCTGCCATAAATACCCCTGATTTCTCGATTATCCCCTCATTCCTTGCCTCTGAAGGCTTTAACAGCCTGTAATCCGTTATGTCATCGTCAACCGTTTCGCAATATGCCGATGTGACAGCATTTACGAACATCGACGGCCTAATCAGAAGCTCGGAGGCGTCCCTTGTGTCCGTGTCTGTGGCCATCGTGGTTATTGACCAACCATGTCCGTGTGTGTGAATATCAGCTATCAAATCATCTATGCAATTGCCACTTGCCCCACCGTGGCTATAATCAGCTAAAGTAATTTCCTCATCATCGTCATTATCCCCGCCATCCACGATAAGCCTGATGGTTGTCGCTGTTATCTCAACCGTACAGAAATTGGCATCTGTCGATGTGTTTAGAATAGAGAACGAATTTGCACGACCCACAGATAATCTTGTAACCCTGGTCACCGGATATTGTTCAAGAAGCAGCTTGTTGTAGCCGCTGCCGTAATATATTTCTCTTGTGTAATTTGATGTTTTAAGGATGCGGTTGCAGTTTCGGTTTATGAGATCAGAGGCACAGTTTATTAGTTCAGTAAGAAGATAATTATTGATTATTTTTAGTGTTATCTCATTCTCATCACCCAATGTATTCAGAGCGCCTGTTATAACTAGGTCTGTGGAAGCGGCATCGGCATGACAGATCCGCCCCGACTTCCATCCTGTAAGGGCATTTATGGCTATAATGAGTTCTGAAATTATATCTTTATCGGCATCAGCAAAAGTCAGTGTATTAGTTCCTATGACAGTCCCGCCCGTATCCACCGTCTCCACTTCGTCGGCATGGACAAGTGCAAAACTAAAATGTGTGGTATCTGAGGCAGCCGTTATGGTATGTGTCCCGTCATAAGTTGCATCTGTCATGCCGCTAATGACAACGCTACTGCCGATGACTAATCCGTGTGCGGCAGAAGTGCCGATAGTGGCTACATTAGTTTTGACGGCTCGATGGGCTGTGCCAACCGTAACTTTTAAAACAAGCGTAGTATCCGTCACCTCAACTGTAGCCGCATCAGCATCGTCTGAACTCCAATAAATCCAAATGCCGTCTTTTTGCAGAGATTCACCCAAGAAGGCTTTAACTTCATCCAATGTCGTTAAATTGATATCGGTATCTAGTGCCATTTATTTATCCTATATAATAATGTCATTTCTCCTTCTCTGGCTTCTCAATCATCTTGTTCTTAAGTGGCTTACTCACAGCTTTCGCATAGCCAGCCTCTATGACCGTTGCCGCAAACTGCGGCCTGGAAGCTCGGCTAAACCTATCACCTTTCTTCCAGCAGCAAGGCCAGTCCTTAATGAATTCAATCATATCTTCTTTCATTTAAGTCTCTTGTGAAAAGGATGGGGAGGCGAACCGAAATCCGCCTCCATTCCTTTTATCGTTCAGTCTGATTAATCAGACAACGCAGCATGTTTATAGACTGCTCTCTTTCTTCGAATAAGAACACCAACTACAGCATTTGCTGCTCCAGTTTCCGTCACCAAAATTCCTACAGAATGAAAACCATCGTTCACATCTAACTCTTCACCTCGAATTTGAATCCTGGTAATGGCATCATCTGTTGTGACTGTAGTGGTTGTGCTTGTTGCTTGTGGAGTTGTGCCATCTGTTTCCCAAATGACACAAGTCAAAGAAGCATCGCCAGTTAATGTACCTGTGAATATTTCGAATACAGCAAGATCAAAATTCGCCATACTGAAATATGTAGGTGTATTTGCACCATCGTTTAAGGCAGCATTAATAGCCATTGCTACATCTAGGTCTTCATGCTCGCTATCTTTATGTACGTTTCCCATTTTTTTACCTCCTATTAACTTGTTGTTGTCAACACAATAAACATCCCCAGGTCATTAGCCCCCCGCTTCGGTGCAATATCCGTACTCAAAAGCGGTCTGCCGTCTACCCTGAGGACAACTCTCCAAAACGTCTCATCAGTTATGAAGCCATATGTTTCGCTTACTTGAAGTAGAACATATTCATAATTAACATGACGAGACGCCGAAATTCTCATCTCCCTGTCGGCTATGAGATAATGTCCATGACTGAAATCTGCAAGAATGATGTCGCCTTCCGTTCCCATCGCTTGGCACTTCTCCGTAGGAATGAACGGTATCCCCCAGAGAAGACGATTGCTAAGATCAAGAACTGTCGCTTGATTCGCTGCTGGTGCCGTCGCTTCAAATAATTCATCAATCACATCAGGATTCAACAACCAAACGGCACTCCCCCAACTTCTCGGGAGCAATCGCTTGGCCATATTGGCAATATCTGTCCAGTTTATAAGCCCAACCGCATTTCTTGTAACCTGTGTTCTACACCCAGCCCGTAAAATACCCAAAGGCATTCCGCCACCTGTACCATTAATAAATGCATCATCCTCTACGAATCGTATTGCCTGCCCGAATGCCGTTTCCATGAACTGTCCAAATTTTCCGTAGTCATCCTCAAGTTCATTGCTCACAAAGCAACCTCCTACCAGCTTATGGATATTCAACTCAACCTCACCTAGTGCCGGTTTAGATACAGCATCATATTTTGACCCACGCTCTTCCGTCCATTTGAACGTAATTCCACCGAATAGATTTGAGCTTCTGTCAGAATCAACCAGCCTCCGCACCTTTAGCGAATCAGTAGTTGTTGGGATAACCGTGGCTCGTGGCCTAACAATTGCATCTTCAAGCGCTGCATGGTAAATGCCATCTGCCCATTGTTCCGGAACTAGATGGCCACCTTGTGAATCAATGCTTTCTTCCATGTGTCCGGCGGTCTTCTCTCGCCGTTTCTTCAGCCATAATTCCTGAATCTCATCCAGCCGACTATCCTTGTGCCCTTCCAAGCAAACCTTGCGGACTGTCGCCACGTACTCGCCGAAACTCTTGAATCCGCCTGTTTTCAGATCGACACTCATTTCTCTACTCCTTAACTCGTGCCTGCGGCAAGGATTACAAACGGGGAAATTTGGGTTATCGGAGCTGCACTATTGCGCAATGTCATAGCACTCTGCGGCCAGCATCGACCGGCAACTCTAATAACGAATCTCCAGCAAGTCTCGTCTGTGAGGAATCCGATATGTGTTGACACGTCAATCGTAATTGGCTGCCGATCCCAGATGAGGTAATAACTCAGGTCAAAATAGCCAATGTCTCCAGCCGTTCCGAGCCCCTGCATCTTCTCTGTTATGAAGAACGGACGCCCAAAAATTGTGCCAGGAATCTTTTTTGTAGCTCCCATATCTCTACTGATCCAAATGCAGTTATGTCCACTCGCTGGTGCTGCACTGCCTGCACCCATTGCAATTATGTCGGGAAGTACGCTGGGATTGATGAGCCAAATAGCCCTTGAATGTGAACTTGGGAACATAGAGGCATACATTTCTGTCAAATCCTCGAAATAGACATGACTTGCTGTATTCCTGTTTATGTTCAAAGTGCAATTACAATTAAGAATACCCTGCGGCTGTCCAGCTCCAGTTCCGTTGATGAACATATCATCTTCGGCATATCCCGAAGCCTGCCCAAACATCCTCTTGATCAGCGGCTCTAATGCTATGGCACTATCTGCAAGAAGCTCATTTGATGTGTATGTTACGCCTGCCAATTTGTGCGGGGTCAACTCTAACTGTCCGAATGTAGGCTTTGTTCCAGTTTTTTCTACTCTTTCACCTGTCCATTTCAACCAAACTCCACCAAATACAGTTGATTCATGTGATGTGTCATCGACATATGGAATCTTTATCGAATCAGTTTTGATTGGAGGGATTACCATTGGACCGTTTGGCCTGATAACCGAATTCTCCAGTGCCAACAGTTTAAGATCTGGCCTGTAAATTTCAGGAACCAAAAATCCGCCCTGACTGTCTTCGCCCTCTTCCATGTGGCCCGCGTCCTTCTGAAACTTGCCTTCCTTGTCGATATACATACCAAACAATCGCTGGTCAGCTTCTTTTTTTAGCCTATAATTCCGTATCGCAAGCAAATACTCACCGAAGGATTTGAACTTTTTGCCCTGCTCTTCCGCTGTCTCAAGCTCTTTGTCAGGAACTTTCATTGCTTTCAGTGCATCAGCCATTTGCTCTTTCAATTGATCTTTGATATCAGGATTTGTATGCTCTTCAATAAGGGCATTTATCTTCTTCTCTACATCCTTGCCTTCCAGCATAGCGGCGACTTTCTTTTCAACCTGATCATTGACAAGAGCTTCTATCTCACTCTCTTTCATTGTTACTTTTTCTGTACCCATTTTTTATTCCATTTTCTACTGGCTTTTAAATTTCAGGTTCTTCAACTTATCTTTATGCCTGATGTCTCTGTAGATTCGGCATCTGTCAACTGGTTAATCTAAGTCAACCTCCGTCAACTGCCTCACTCTACTGACATCTCTGGAAAAGAGCAGCCTACTCTTTCCCGAAGCCAGCATGATTAATTAACTTCATTGTTCACATGAATAATGAAATCGATTAATCATTTGGCGGTGGAGGCCAATCTTTTATACTTGGTATTTTAGGAAGGCTTTTCTCATCTAGATTTTTGAGAAATTTCCCTAATTTCCAATGAAAAATAATTGCCTCTTTAATTTTTTTAAACATTATTTCTCCCTTGATTTAATAGAGACGGGAGGGTTAAAATAAAAATGGCCTTCGAGCTGGTTGCTGTTAATCCATTCATCTCTAACGTGGCCTCCTTGAAGAGCCTGGGAGGTGGTGGCAACCGCCTCCCGTCTCTTTTATTTATACATCCAAAATATTCACTCCACTTTCCCCATCTTCTTTTTAAACTTAATGTCCACAGCCTCATCCAAAGACTTATTTAATAACACTTTCAGGTTATCACCGCTCAGTATCTTTCCAACTGCTTCGGCCAGCTTTTCATCCAGACTAACTTTCTTGCCATCCTTCTCTACAATGAATTGCTTTTCCCTCTCTATCTCTGCTGTCTTTTCCTCTTCTCTTCCATGTGGCTCAGTCGCAGCATAAAGCTCATCCAACCGTTCTTTCAATATAGTCAGGGCTTCAATCGTATCCTTCACCAATGTGCGATTCTTCGTACTGAGAACTCGGCCCTCTTTTAGTTCTGCAACCTGTTCTGTCAGTCCTTTGATGGCAAGTTCAAGACTAGTATAATCAATGGACTCTATTGGCACTTTCTTTATTAATCCGCATTTTGGACACGCGTATTCTTTTGTGAATTTTTCTGATTTTCTAGTTATATCAATCCAATCATGATCACAATTTTCTATTAATTTATTGAGTTTTTTATCAAAATCTGTTAATTTCTCAATTTCGATTTCCCTTTCTGCTTTAACCTCAATGTTCCCATTAATCCATTTAATTTTAGCCCAAAATTCCTTAACCTCAATCTGATTGTTCTTTATCTCTTCTATCAACTCCCTTTGCTCTATCAGCTTATCAAGGCTTTTAAGTAATGCTTTGCCTATATCCGTCTCATCCTCTTCGGCAATCATCTTGGCAAATTCAACCAATTCCTTCAAATGGGCTCCTGAGAAGCCTTTCGTTTTCTCAACGATATCATCAAGTAATTTCTCTTCTATTTCGCCTGCCCAAAGCTTTAGCATTTCCTTCCGTTCTTTCTCCTTCGGTAATTCAAAATTGATTATGTGATGAAATCTGCCAGGCCTATCCAAAAGAGCATCGGGAAGTTTCTCCGGATAGTTTGATGTCA